CATAATAATCCCAATGAAACAAATAAAAATGGATTGCATTGGAAAAAAGAATATGTAGAAAAAGCGATGGATACTGCTATCGGAATGCCTTTTTGTGCAGAATTTGTCGATGAGGAAAAGAAAGAAATTCCATTGGGGCATGGACTTACAGGTGAAATAACTAATTCAGATGGAATCCAAGAACCTATTTTTGAAAATTCAGAAGTTGTAGGAACTTGTGAAAAAGTTAGTATTGAAACAATTAAAGATGAATCTGGTGATGATATAGAAGTTCTATGTGGAGAAGGTTTTCTTTATGCACAGCGTTATCCAAGATTTGTTAAATGGGTAAGAAAAAATTATGCACTAGGAAATGTTTTTACTTCTATTGAAATTATGGGAACTGTCGAAAATGACAATAAAATTATTTATGAAGAATCAAATCCAACTAATAATTTTAGAACTCCAATGGAGATGGCATTTTCGGGTAGTTGCATCTTAAATATCTCGCCAGCGGATGATGATGCTGTTATTATTGAGGTCGCTCAAAAGAAAGAAAAAAAGGAGGAAAACTCAAAAATGGAATTCGATATGAATGAAATTAAAAGCGCCATCAAAGAAACTATTTCTGAGATGAACGAAAAATCTGAGGCTTATGAAACACAGATTTCAGAGCTTAATACTCAGATTGAAAACAAGAACACAGAACTTGCAGAAAAAACTAGTATGATTGAAGAAAAAGATACTAAGATTTCTGAACTAAACGCTTCTATTGCAGATATGCAGAAACTTCTTGATGATATGAAAAAAGATCAAGAAACTACATGGGCTGAAATGGATATTCTTCAAAAAGAAATTGCAAAAGCAAAAGTCGCAGAAAAGCTTGGTGAACTTGATTCCGCTCTAGCAGAATTTAGTGCAGAGGAAAAAGAAGTTGCGAAGGATGATATTGAAAAGCTAAAATCTGAAATTAGTGCATGTGAAAAGAAAGAAGAGCTTAATAGTATTGATGAAAAAATCACAGCTATTAAATCTGAAATCTGTATGAGTATTGTTGCAGAACAAAAGAAAGCTGCCGCTGATGCTAAGATCGCAGAGCAAAATTCTGCTCGTAACGATGATGTAGAGGATATCTTCTCAGAGATGTGTGAAGATATTGACGCAGAAGAAAAAGAAGAAGACACAAATATTTTTTAAAGAACATTTAATTTAAAGTCCGAAAATTCGGGCTTATTTTATTGCAAAAATTAAGGAGGACAAAATGGTTAAATTTGCTTATATTTCACAAATTGAACATGGAGATTATCCATTCGTAGATGCTGTAGCATCCGCAGATACATTTAATGGTGCGTATGGTGATGTTGCAGATGGAAAATTTACAGTAGGTGCAAAAAAGGGAAAAGTTATCATGCAGATTGAGCGTGGTGATGACGAGTATATGCCTACTTATAAAATTGTAAAAGGTGAGCATGTAAGAGTTCTTGATCTTGCGAAAGTTGACGGAAAAGCTATTGAAGTTTATGGTGATGAACTTCCTGCTGATGTAGCAAAAGGTGACAAGCTTGAATCTGATGCTAGCGGAAAGCTTGTAAAAGGTGCTACAGTTGCTCCATATCTGGAAGTAACTGGAATTGTAGGAAATCATCTTGGTGTTGAGGTAAAAGTTGTAGCTACAGCTACAGAATAATTTTGATAAGGAGGATAAAATATAATGTCTTATACATTTGAATTAAACAATGAAAGAAAAGACGCTAACTATGTTAGTGGAAAAATTAATGGTAAGTCCGCAGTTGTAGAGATTTTCTCTGCTATGACAAACGGAAAATCTCTTGATAAATTTGGAAAGAAAGCAGATATTGCTGCAAATTATATCATGGAACTTAATCAAAAGGCTTCTGTTGGAGATGTAACTGCTATTTCTGAGCTTAATGAGCTTCGTAGATTTGCAATGGAACCAGTTCTTCTTCAAGAAATTAAGCTTCTTGGTATCTATGGAACATACAAGCCACTTGGATACAATGAATCTTGCGAAGTTGAAATTACAGATTTTGCAAATCTTCCAGCAAATGAACAAGCTCTTGGTCAGGATGTGAAATTCCCAGTAATCAGAAAGAAACGTGTTCCAATTACAACAACTACTATCTCTGGTGGTTATGCTGTAGATTACAGAAAAGCTGCTCTTGGTGACATGTCTGATGAGAACACACTTCAAGATCAGGTACGTGTACAAATTAGAAACAAAGCGGCTCTTTATGTTATGAGAACAGTTTACAATGCACTCAAGAACGCAACTGGCGTTAAATATGTATTTGAAGGCGCAGGACTTACAAAAACAGGTGTTGATAAAGTTATTTCTGACGTTAGACGTTTTGGTAAACCAACTGTAGCTGGTGATTATGCACTTATTTCTCAGTTCAACGCATTTGCAGGATATCAAGGAACGACTCCTACCGTTACAGGTATTTCTGAGGCTGTTATGAAGGAAATCCATGATACTGGACTTATGGGAATGTACAACGGAACAATTCTTACAGAGATTCCAAATCAGTATGATCTTACGACTCTTACAGATGATGGTGAAAACTTTAAGACTCTTATTCCAGCAGGTATTGGATTTGTTATGCCAGCTGGTGGTAGAAGCCCAATTCATACTGTTACAAGAGGTGGGCTAACTTCTATCTCTGGTACAGATATCACAACTGGACAGCTGATTTCCAGAATGGATCTCGAAATTGGTGCAATGGTTGAAGAAGGACATGAATATATGGTTGGTCTTATCAGCGATACAAAGCTTGGATCTTTTGATAAATAATATTCTTTAAAATAAATATAAATGGAGCCATACATTAATTTGTGTGGCTCTAATTTAATGGAGCGAATATGAGCGAATATTTTTATTGCTATTCAAAAAGAATGGCATATTTTATTATGGCTTTTGGTATTCGCTATGTTACATATTCCGTAAACAAGCGTACAAATACGCCATATTACACTTTTGAAAAATCAAAACGTTTGGATCAAATTATAGTTTTGTATAAATCTGTAATCCATTCTGTTTGAAGTTATTAATTAGTCAATTAGTGAAATAGTCGAAATCGAAAAAGTAATTGAAAGGAAATATAATGGCAGTTAGTAAAAAAGTTGAAAATAATACAAAACCAGTAACACAAAGAAAACCCTCTTCTACTACTTCTACTGATGAGAAGAAAGAAGTTGAGAAAAAGGTTGAACCAAAAATTGTAAAATATAATCCAGAAAAGAAAGTAACCGTAAGAAGTATTGCAAACTGGACTACAGGATTCCAAAGAATTGAATCTAATGGTGATGTTACTATTCCTGCTAATGGATCAGTAAGACTTTTAGCAAGTGAAATTATCACACAGGTTCAAAATGGAAATCTTCTCTTTACAGGAATTGATGGACAAGGTACACATGCAACTCTATACATCGAAGATAAACCAACTAGAATTGAGGCTGATTTTGAAACCGAAACAACAAATCAAGTTGTAATTTGTGAGGAAATTGTAAAAAATCTTTTCGCAAAGAACAAAAAAGATTTTGAATCAGAACTTATAGAACTTGTAAAAACACGTGCAGAGGAATTTGCAATTATTGGGATTATTCGTAATCTAAAAATTAACGATTATGAAAAAGTTAGAGCAGTTGAAAATCTAACTGGACTTAGAGTATAAGGATGGTGAATTGATGGAGAAAAACACAACTTATACAGAAGTTATAGATAGCTTTCATAGTACATTTCAAGATAAAGTTGTTATACCAGAAGGACTTGAAAAAGTATGGTTTTTAAAAGCAGTTGGAAAATATTCTTTTGAGATTGACTCCATCAATTTTGATGAAGAATTAAATGAGTTTGATTCTAAATTAAAAAGATACACAATAGATACTCTTGGTCTTATGATGAAGAAATTTTATCAAGAACGTGAGCTATCAAAAGTTAATAAACGTATCAGTATTGTTTCTAAAGATTTATCTATTGATGGTTCTAATGGAAGTAAATCTGCTACGCTAAATGAACTTGCAAAAGTATCCGAAGAATTAAACGAAATGATATATAAGCAAACTCCTTCTGCTTATGACTAGGAGGTGTCTAAATGCAAGAATGGTATTTAATGACACCAGAAACTAGACCTAATATCACAGGTGGTTTTGAAAATGAATCACATGTAAATTATAAAAAAGATGCTTTTGATGAATCATTACAAACAGATATTGCTACTACTGTTACACTATTTAAAAGTGATTTAACAGATGGAAAATTAGTAAGATGTATTATTCAAGGGAATATAGCTGATACACAGCTTAAATCATTTGAACGTATTGGGTTATTTCAAATAGGAACTGTTTTAGCAGGAATGTATATTCTTTACGAAGATAGATACTGGCTTATTACAGGGTATCCAGGGAATAATGGAATCTATGAAAAAGTTACTCTTTCATTATGTCAATTTAAAATCAAGTGGCAAGATGATAATGGTAAAGTTATAGAACGTTGGTGTAATGGCGCATCAGCCAGCAAATATGATACAGGTAGAACTGGGAATCAATATGTAATTTTGACTTCAAATAACTTTACAGTATTACTTCCTGATGATAACGATTCAGCAAGTTTAGATGGTAAACGTGTGTTTATTGATAGAAATATTAATAATCCACGTAAAGTATTTAAAATCACTAGGTCTGATGATATTTTATATCTCTTTGGTGAAACTCATGGTGGAATTTTAAGTTTTATTGCAGATAAGAATGAATTTGATCCTAATTGCGATAGACCAGATTTAGGAATTTGTAATTATATTGATCCAAATATTTTTAAAAATCCAGAACTACCAAAAGATAATTCTTCTATAGATAATATATCCGCCACAATCACGGGAAATACTAACTTAAAAATTGGAATATCTCGTACCTATACTGTATCTTTTATGAACGGTAATTCAAAAATTGAAGCTTCATCTATTGATTTTAAATGGTATATAAAGTCTAAATTTCCAATAGAACAAAAAGTATCTGGTGAATATAATGAAAATATTACATTAAAGGTTTCAGACGAGGATTATATTGATGATATTTTTGAACTTCAAATTATTGTCAATGAATCTATTTTATCCAAAAAAGAAATCACTATCGTTGATGTTATTTAGGAGGTGCTATGAACAATTCAAACATTTTGCATATTGTAACAGAATATAAGAACAAAATCATGCAACTTCTAATCAGCAACGAAAATTATCGAAAATTATTATCTCCTGAAAAAAGTAAATGTGAAGAACTTGATGAAGTTGATGTTATTCGTGGTGGAGAATGGATTATAAATGAAAAGAAATGGACAGAGCAAGGACATGTTTTTGATCATGACTTTGTTGACGATGCTATAAAAGAAAAGAAAGTTTTTACGTTTGTTGACGCTAATATTTCTAGCATTACAAATAATATGTTTATTGATTTTGATTTATATATATTTCCATTTGTAGATAAAGATTTAATCCGATTATCTAAATACTCATCTCCTACCGCTAAAGAAGTGAAAGAAATGGGATATTATGCGACAAGCACATACGCAAATCGAATAGATGCTATGTGTGAATGTATTGAAAGCATTATGTCAAATACAGATAAAATCAAAGGATTAGGGGAAGTAAAACCTGCATATAGAAATTTTCTACAAACATATAGACCAAACAATCAATACTATGGTAAATGCTTATGTTATCAAATCAAAAATTATAATGTTGGTGGTGATAATTGTGAAATTTACTAAAGATAGTATGCAGGATTATTTACTATATGATACTCCATATAAATATAATGATGTATTAACTATACATCCTATTACGATGGCAAATATATTATCTTTTAATAAATATCAGAAAGCATTTATGATTCGCAAAAATGCAATTTTTACAGAAAAGAAATTTATTAAAATGTCGTATTATAATTTTATCAAATATGCTTCAAAAGATTTTTCTGTAGCAGAAAAATATAATATGCCGATATTACCATTTTGCTTTAAAATGAGTTGTTATCTTTTAACTCTTATGTGCGGAGATGGTTCACAATTAACATATGATCCAGAAACATTAGATGTGTGGATTAATGATTTTTTGATTACAGATGATGTTTTTGATGATTTACGCAGAATATTTATTATTCAAAATGATGTTGATTTTGACATTGATGAATTTATGAATATTGATGCGATATTAGAAAAAGCACGAGAACATGAAGCAAAAAAGCACAAGAGTGATGCAAGTACCGAGGATTATATTGATTCTCTAGCCGTAGCACTTCATGTTACAAATGATTATATTGAGAATTTAACAATTAGAAAATTTTGGAGATATATTAGAAGAATACAGAAACATGAAGAATATCAAGCTTGTCATACTGGCGAAATGGGTGGATTTGTAAAATTCAAAGAACCACTTCAACATTGGATGACCAGTATGGAAGTTGTAGATAAATATGAAAATTTAAAAACAAACGAGGATGATCTTAGAAGCAAAATCGAAGGATAATGCTTCTTTTTTTATTGCTCAAATATAAGAAAGGAGTCATTAAAATGGCAAAGAATTCTAAAGACTTTTTAGTATCTGTAGCGGATGTTGCATTTTATGTTGATGGCGCACTTGCATTTACAGGTACAACCGCACTCAATACATCCATTTCCGTATCAATGGAAGACCAAGAAGTAACTGGTGGTAAAGGTGCTAAGACATTATTTAAATATAAATATGGTAGAAAACTTTCTCCAACAATTGAAATGGCAGATTGGAATCTTTCATATATCGCAGCAAATACAGGTTCTCAAATTGCTACTGCTCTTAGAGATGTTTGTGCTATCGCTGAATGTGTAACACTTACAAAGGGTGTTGGTACACTTGCTCATGAGCCAGTTGCAGGTGGAAAAGTTTATGTAGAAAAAGAAGATGGAACAATCGTAGAAGCTAGTGTAAAAGGAAGTACTATTACTGTTGGCTCTGCTGACGCTACAGTTAAAGCTACATATAAATTTAAGAAGAGTGCAAAATTCATTACAATTGATGCAGATTCCGCACCTCTTATCGGTACTCTTATTCTATCCGCAGATAGATATAATAATAAGAAAGGTAAAGTAGGACAGGTTCAGATTGAAATTCCTTCTTTCCAACCAAACGGTACATTCGATATTTCTCTTGAAGCAGAAGGTGTATCTTCTTTCTCCATTGAAGGTGACGCTCTCGCTGTTGACGGAGATAGCTGTGCAGATGGTACTGTATACGCTTACGTAA